TTCATCAACTACAAATGTACCTGGAGTTGGAGAAGCCTCAAATCTTACCACTTTCATTCCTCTCAAAGTGTTTGAACTAGCAGATGACCCGCCAGATTGTGGATCTCTTACTAATGCTACTCTTCTAAAATCGTTTGCTACTGTAAAGTCACCTGAGTTTGAAGTTTCTGATCCTTCAAAGTTAGTGTTTAACATTACATAGTATCCACCTAATTCTTCTATTGCATTGAAACCGTGTCCGCCTTTTGGTTCAATGATACAATCTAACTCAGCACCTGTCAAACTTGTCGCACCTGCAGCTACTATGTCTGCAAGTCTGATATAACCAAAAGTATAACTTGATCCTGCATTTGTAACTGTTACTGCTGAAATAGCACCTGAACTAACTGTAACTGATACAGTTCCAGATGAACCATCACCTCTAATTGCAATACCTGTGTGAGTGCCGTCTGTACCACCTGTGCCGGCAGCTTTAATTTTTACTATGTTAATCGCACCGTCAACAGCAGCTGATGATATTGTTGAATCAGTTGCAACTGCCACAAAATCGGTTGATAAGAAATTTGTTTGTTGACCAGCAGTTAGTGAGTACATATATTTCCACTTATAACCATCACCTAATGAATAGATAGTTGAGTTTGTACCCGTTGGTTCTACTGTCGAAGCTGCACCACTATTATTATCTAAACATTTGTAAACTTGATAAGAACTGTTTATAACATAAAAAGTACTATCATATAAAGTAGTTGCTCCACTATCAGACGATTGAGTTGTTGTTCCGCCTGTGATTCTTTGTCCGTAATCGTGTCTGTAATAATCGTAAACTGTACCAGTTGTCCAGTTTCTTCTTGGAATAACATATGATACGTCAGTTGATTGAATTTTCTTGGCAGCTAAAAAGTCATCAAAATAATAAAACTCATCTGATATTGAATCTACTGGTGTTAAAGGTGCTGAATCAGAACCCTCATTATTTGTTCTACCGTCACCTCTGGTTTTTGTACCAAAAGCCTGAGGTCTACCAATCGCTAGATAATATGTATTAGCGGCTGCCTCTGTAAATGATTCCACAAATTGTTCCGAGTTGTGGACTCTAAATTTATTTGTTATAATCGCTGCCATTTGTAATTCCTTTAACTATATTTATAACGCTAAAAAGTACTTAAACTTATCCTTTTCCAAATTATTGTTGAACCATCATAAGGTCCTGTACAAATGTAGAGGTGTGTATTATCATGTGTTAATAATCCTGCTACATCACCAGATTGACCTGTATTTGTTGGTGTTCGATTAACTATCTTAATTGTAGATGGTAGGGTATCTCCACCTAAATGTGAATATATCTCATTAAAGTTATCATTAATTTTATCACCGCCGGTTCTAATTGGATCACCAGATCCATCATTAGCTGTTGTTCCGATACCTATTGCTTGTTTTGCCATATTTTTATTTTATCCTAATACTATTTATACAACTATGCGACATCAAATTTCAAATTCGATTGGTCAAATGTAATATTTGTTTCATCAAAAGAGTTACTATCTATTTCACCAATCTCAGCTGGTATTGCAAAGTTAATCTTAATATTCGTGTTAAAATCATCAAAAGTCGGTACTATATTATATAGTGAAGTATTTTTAAGACTTTCCATACGTATTGATTGTATTTGGTCAAGTGTTATTTGATTTCCCATATTAACACCAAATACGTGTTTATTAATAGTTTTCATTGTTGGGCCTGCAACACCCACACCAAATTTAGTAGTATTCTCTCTGTGAGTAGATATCTCTTTCATTGGTTGTATAATGTTATAATTACGTGTTAATGTTACATCTCTTTCGTTTGCACCTAATGAAGCAATCACACTATCACCTGCTTCAACATCTATTGCTAATTCTGGATTTGAAGCTAATGATGTTCCGTCATCAACTGTTCCTAATCTTCTACCTACTAATTTAGAGTATAGAGTATTTAATACATCTTTGATTGGTGTACCAGTAGCGCCAGAATTTAAACCTGTTATACTTTGAATTTGTGCGTCTACCTGTGATGATATGTTTACAAGACCTGTGAAATAAAAACCACCAGTGTGCATTGTCTTTTTAAATGAATCTCTCCAGTCATTAATTGTACGACCAACTTTGATAACATATGAAAAATCTTGGTAGTATAAACTATCTTGTATTTTCATTGTAGTTTCTGAAACAAAACCATCCTGATTAATATATGTACCGTCTGTATCAATAACACCTGCAACCGAAACAGTTGCTGTAGCTGAGTCTACTTTTTTAACTGTAGCTGTTCCACCGCCACTTGAAGTTAATTCTCTTTCTTCATCAAAAGTACCTGTAGCACCCGATAAAGTTAAAACGTTTGTATCTGAATTATAATTTACAACTGTACCAGTTATAGTTGAACTTGAACTATCAACCGAAGTTACAGTTTCGTTTGTTAAAAAGCCGCCTGATACATTTCCTAAAACAATATGTGTTCTTAATGCTAAAGTTGGTGGTGAAGGAGAATTTTGATATTCAGCACCTGTTTCAATTACTTTAATTGCCTGTACTTTTCCAATTTCATTACCAAAACAAAAGATACTTGCATTTGAACCTGATGATGAAACTGTAATTGTAGGTAATGAACTATAACCACTACCACTATTAATAATTCTTATATCTGTAATATCACCTGAACCAGTTTCTTGTACAATTTTATTTCCTGCGTACATATCACCTCTAGTAGTTTCATCTTCTAAAATTATGTGATCGTCAACAGCAGATGTAGATTCTTCCTGTGTAAAACCACCATTAACAACGGACACTTTTGCAACAGCAGAACCACCACCTGTGTCTGTATTATTAAAAACTAAATCATCACCTATTGAATAACCTGTACCTGCATTATCAATTATAAAATGTGTGATACCACCTGAGCCTACAGCTTCAACTTGCATGATAGCACCTTGACCACCACCCGTAATAGAAATTGATTCCTGTGGAGAATGTAACGCACCATCATTTGAAATTACAGGAGAAGTAGGTATACCTGTAATTGTTGCTTTAATGAAAGTATCTATTTCATTATTTTGAGTACCTCTAATTTCTTCACCTATTTGAAAAGTACCTGATATACTATCATCATTTAAAATAAATTCAGATATAGTATTAGCACCAATTTGAAATTTAAATACGTTTTCAATTGTAGCAATTGCTTCTGATGTTTGACCTGTAATTGTACGACCAACTAAATCTAAAGTTTCACCCACAGTACCTATTGCTCTTAAAACTTTTTTAGTATCAAACTTACCGTCTGAAGCTTTCAACATATTTTCTCTAGGATAAATTGTTTCTGAGTTTAGGCCAAATAATAGTTTGAAAAATAATTCATGTCCTCTAGCAGTACCTTTTGCTCTATAAACTGATTTAATATTTTTTATTAATTTTCTTTTATCAATACTTTCATTTAAAGTTTCAGGTAAAGTATTTAAAAATTCATTTCTAAATTTTGTTAAGAAGTTAGATATAACTTTGTCAGGATCTCTAAAGTTTACTAAGTCTTGGATATTTTGAACCGGATTTGGTCTATAATTGTCTATTGTAGCAGAAGCAGTTGATGAATTACCTGTTATGGTTTCACCGTCTTTAAATTTATCTTGTGCTGAAATAAAAAGTCTACCATTGTCTAAGTCTTCGGACAATACAGTTGCTGTAGCACCAGATGTAGAACCTGTTATAGTTTCTCCTACAGTAAATTTACCGTAAGTAGAACTTTCTAATAATACTTTGTCGTCTGCGTCAATTTGTGTTTGACCGTCAGTTGATAATTTTGTACCTTCTAAAAGTAATTCGTTATTTTGGTTTGTTTCAGTTTCTAATAAAATACCATCAGTTGTTTCTACACTTGTCATCAACAACTCTGCTGATTCCATAAATGTGTAATATTGTTTTAAAAACTCTACAAATTTAGGATGATCTGCAAGTACAAAATCAGGAGTTTGTCCTCCTAATAACTTGGATATTTTTTTAGTAAACTTCGCCATTTATTAATAGCTACTTGTTGTTGTATAACCTACGCCTGCGTCTGAGGAACCTCCAACAAAAGTATCTGCCTCTACTGTAATAGTGGAATTTGTTGTATCAATATTTAATACTTGATCTCTAACAGGTACAACATCATTTGATTTTGGTTTTACTGTTAATTCAATTTTATTAGAAGTTGCACCTCTAATATTTTCAACACTTGTTACGTTTAATGAATTAATTGTAATTTGACCAGTTGCATAATTAATAGTACCTTGGGTATTATTAGTATATGTTCTAACAGAACCAACTAAGTAATATGCTCTAACATTTCCCTCACCATCATCATCTAAGTAATAAACGTTTGTTGTGTCACCGCTTATTTTAAAACCTGATGTTTCTAAAATACCACCTGCAGCTGCATTGTGTCCTGTGTGTGGGTTGTACAATGCATTTCTGTAATAGATATCATATCTTGTTGAGGCATTTAATGAAGGTATAAATGTTTTTCTAATTTTTAGAGTTGATATATTAGATAATATTGAGTTATCTGTATTATCAATCTCCTTTGAAACTTTTGAAAATCTAAAAACACCATCAAATTGATTTAGTGTATTTGTATTGTAATTATTTAAAATAGTAATTACATTTGACTTTAATGTTTCTGAATTTTTATCTGTAGCTGAACTATCGTATTTTACAGTTGATGTTAAAATAATGTCTGTTATTTCTGGATCAACAATTACCGGTGTTACAGAAGCAACATTGTATCTTTTTAATTGTTGTACAATATCTGCCTTTGTTGTTGCTGTTAATGATGAACCTGAAGCTGCCTTAATTGCAATTTTAACTTGACCATAAACCGGTGTTTCATCATCTTCACCACCCCAAGCACTAACAGATTGTGCATTAGGATATATTTGTAAAACTTTTGTTTCATAATCAGCGGTGGTTACTGCTCTATCTTGAGCTGAGTATTGAAGTGGAGCATTATATCGTATTGACTCTTTAGTCTGAGGTTCGGCTCCACCTTGTGCTGAGGAATTAGTTGTTATTGATACGTTTGAAAACCCACCAATAGAACCTGATAATGCAAATGTACTTGCACCATTAGCTTCAGCTTTATTTGTAACAATGTATTGTAATTTTACAATGTTACCATCTGCTAATGCTTTTCCCAAAACACCGTCACCAAAATATACTTCAAACTTACCGTCTTCGCCTTCTTGTAAGAAATAAACTTTAGATGTAGAGTTTAAATCTGTTAATGAACTCACAAGAGAATAAGTTGATGTTGTAGTATCGCTTGAAGAATTTTGTACTGTTACTTTTAATGTTGATGTATCTGCTTTAATACTTGGTATGATAAATCTTTGGTCAGGATCAGAGCTATCAACAACATAATTAAATGTAACTAAAGTTCCTTCATGTATTAAAACATTTTTAAATGTGTAAACACCATTCACAGGTGTTGTAGTTATATCAGCATTTGTTACGAACTGATATGTTGTATCACCAACAGATGTTGTAAACGCTGTACCTTTTGACATTGTAATTTCTGTGCCTGAGGCATGATTTACTAAAATATCAATATTTGCTGATGGTGATTTTGCACTTGTCGGTGTGTAGCCTAACATCTTTGCTAATGATACGATATTTTTTCTGATATCTGCTGAATCTAAATACATTTCATTAGTCAGCATATTTGCATTGAAACCTAGGTAATGTGTATTGTAAGCTAAAACATCTAATAGAACGGCAAAACCTGATCCTTCAAAATCATAATCCT